CAACTGCTGATAGAATGGGAGGAACAGGGATGATTACTTATACGATGGGTATCAACCTTGAATACCTGAGGATCGTGATAACGATCTGGCGTGAATACGGGATGCTCTGCCCGATCATCATTCCCAAGGACCAGGACGCCGAAGGGGCGGTGATGGTGAAGATAGGACCGACAACCGACATGAAGGTCGCGGAGATGGTCGACAAGATATGGGATATAGCCGGAGCGAAGCGTCTGGTCAAGGAAATCGAAAAATAAGAGAATATGAAAGATAGAATATCAGACTTACCGTTAACCACTACCCCGGTGGGGTTTGGCTATAATAATATGGATATGTTTAGAAACTCATTAGGGGGGATCCAGGTCCAAATGGCAGTGCCGCCGCTTGGCCTTGACGGGTCAATTTTTTTAAAAGGTGAAATAACACATGACGCCGGAGAGGTCCGGATGATCAGAAAACATAAACTGATAAAAATTGAAAGATTATGAAGAAACTGACAGCAATTTTGAAAGGCTGCAACCTTGTGGACAAGTTGTTCAGCCTGCGTGAGAAAGAGATCAACCGTAAGATCGAGGGAGCTAAGGACGATTGCGAGAGACGCAAGGCCGAGGCGGAGATCAAGTATGAGAACTATTGCAAGGAACTGGGTGAGAAAGATGTAGACTACCGGCGCATCATCAACGGAATGCTTGAATGCAAGCAGGAGATAATGGACGCCGACGAAACGCTCAAGGTGATTGCGGAGGTGGAAGCGGACCTTCAGTCCGAGGCCGAGCTGGAGGAAGAGAAAGAAAAATAGTTCATACAACCGGTAATAGATTGAATTTTAGTTAGACATTCCGTCCCGGTCCGTGACGGATAGGGACGGAAATTTGAAGACAATTTTATAAACCCTTAAAAATGATTCGTAATGAAAACATTCAGAATAATCCATATAGCGGCCGCTGTCATCGGCCTTGTGGTAGTGCTCAGACTGGCAGACAACCTCCGCCCCACCTTCAACGAGAACCTTGCCGCCTCGGTCCTTGCAGTCGTATGCTGCCTTTCCCTTATCGGACAAAGGTATTACAGGGAGGAAAAATAGGACACGCGGTCAGGGAGCCGGAAGGCGGCCCTCGTTTCCGGTCCGACGCCGGAAACCGCACAAGGTTAAACAATAAAACGGTTGATATGGCTGTAATCTATAATGACAAGGTATGTATCTACGCCAACGAGCTGATCATGTATGATCCGAAACGCAAGGTGGGCTCCGAGAAGGGCTTCCTCCCGTTAGGAACATATAACACGAAGGTGAACAGAAAGCAGATTGTTGTTGCCGAGCGTGCCAGCCTCAGACGCCCCGCTCTGGTGGAGTTCGACTCGCTGGAAGTATACATACAGCAATTATACATCAAATATTACGGTGATCCCCATGAGGATGTCGAACGTGCCGCCACCAGCCCGCTTGAGAGGGCGGTAGGGTACAACGAGGCCGCCTACTCCTTCTTCACTACCTACAGGGACGGTGCGGGAAAGCCGCTCAGACCGGAGAAGGTCACGCTTTACACGCTCCAGGCACGTGTCCTGGATGCAGTCATCCGGCTGCGTGACAGCAATGCGGAATGCGGTTTCGGACGTGGCGGCTCCCGTTTCAACGTATGGGACAGGCTGAGTGAGATGGTGAACGACCTGCTGAAGGTGCGGGACAGCAAAGGCAACACCCGCTATCCCCACAAACTTCCTTCGACGGGAAAGACGCTCAAACGTAAAGTGGACCAGTATGAGGCGGAAGGCTTCATCGCTTTGGTGCACAAGAACAAGGGCAACACGTCCGCCGCCCTGATACGGGACGAGGAGGACGAGGCGATCATGCACAAGCTGCTTTCCCAGCACATGAATTTGAACAACGCACAGATAATGGAACAGTACAACAAGATAGCCTCCATATTGGGGAAACCGGAAATCAAGAGCCCTGTCACTGTGGACAGGTACCGGAAGATGATGGAATCCACCACCCTGGGGCACCAGCGCGGAACCACTGTCCTGAGGAACTCCCTTGAGATGCAGCACAAGCGTGAGGCTCCGAAGACCGCCATGACCTACTGGACACTGGACGGATGGGACGTGGAACTGGTCTACCAGAAGAGGCAGCCGATGGACAAAAAGGTGGACGGCGAGACAAGGACTTACAAGAAGACCACCTACCACAACCGCAAGACCATCGTGGTGGTGCTGGACGCCTGCGGCAAGTACCCGATAGGATACGCCGTCGGCGACCATGAGAGCCCGGCGCTGATACGCGAGGCGCTGCGCAACGCCATCAGGCACGCCCGGGAACTGTTCGGTGCACGGTACAAGCCGTTGCAGCTGCAGAGTGACAACTACCAGAAGGGGGTAATGGTTCCGTTCTATGAGGCGATGACGGTGCACTACATTCCCGCCGCGCTCCACAACGCCAAGGCCAAGATCATCGAGCCGTACTTCAATTATCTGAACAAGACGTACTACCAGCTGGAGAAGAACTGGAGCGGTGTGAACATCAACAGCAGGCGCGGCTCCCAGCCCAATATAGAGATCCTGAACAAGAACCGCCACCTGATCCCCGACGAGGAGGGCGTGCTGGCGCAGATACACGGCATCATGCAAAGGGAGCGGGCCAAGAAGCTGGAGGCGTACATGGCCGCATGGGAACGCACCCCCATGGAACGCCGGATGCCGTTCTGCGACGAGGAATACCTGTTTCTTATGGGCGACACGACGGGGCGCACCAACCGGCTCACCGGCAAGGGCCTGCTGATCGAGCTCTTCGGGGAGAGGATCAATTACGAGAGTTTCGACATGGAGCTGCGCAACCATTTCCACGAGGACTGGTCCGTGCACTACGATCCCGACGATCTGTCGCAGGTGCTCATCGTCAATGCCGAATCCACCAAAGGGCACCGGCTGGCAAAGGAAACGGGGGATCTGAAGTTCCTCATGCAGCGTGACATGAAGACACCGATGGCCCTGATCGACCAGAAACCCGAACATTTCGAGCACCGCAGGAAGGTGGACGAGTTCAACCGGCAGTTCGAGCGGCGGTATGTGGCCAGACAGGAGCAGGTGGACGAGGTGATAACCGCCATGCAGGAGCGGAACCCGCTTCTCAAGAGCAACAGCCTGCTGGACCGCGCCCTGCTCACCGACAGCCGGGGACGGCACAAGGACCGCAAGTACGAGGCGCGCGGCCAGACGGTGGAGGACGTGGATTTTGAAGAGATTGCGCCCGGACCTCTCAGGGTTCCGTCCCCTCTTGTGGATGACGATTACGAATGGGACGACGCCGACATGAATTTTTCAAGATGATTTAATAACACTTTAAAAACAGCATAATTATGGATAAGGAAGCATTGAAACAGTACATAGAGAATTTGATAGAACGTGGTTCAAAACCTTCAGAACTGGCCCGTCGCTGCGGCGTGTCCGATGCGGCGATGTCCCAGTTCCGTTCCGGCAAGTACGGCGCGAATGACGACAACCTGGCGGTCAGGATCGCCACAGGCCTTTATTTCTATGAAAATTCCCGCAATGTGGTTGATACCGTAACCTCTTACCGGCAGGTGAAGCGGGCGTTCGAGGTTGCCAGGGGAAAGAGCAAATGGGTATGTGTCAGCAGCCGCAGCGGAAGCGGAAAGACCCAGTCTCTGATCGACCTGTACAATCTGTGCGGTGACAAGGGGGTTGTATATATCAAGTGCCGCAAATGGAGCAGCCGCAAGTTCCTTACCAAACTGGCGCAGGCCATGGGAGAGAATGTGACGCGCTATATGGATAATGACAGCCTGCTGGACCTGTGCATCGCGCACATGAATTCCCTGTCCTCCTATAAGCCTGTCCTGCTGATTGATGATGCCGGCAAGCTCACGCATTCGGCCATGTGCACGCTTATTCCCCTGTATGATGACACGCTGGGGCGCATGGGGTGTCTGGTGGCCGGCACGGAAACGCTGGAGCGCAATATCAGGCGGTATGTGGGACGTATCGAAGGGTATGACGAGATAGACGGGCGTTTCGGCCGCAATTACATCACCCTTCTGGGCGCTACCAAAAAGGATGTCATCGCCATCTGTATGGCCAACGGCGTGCAGGACAGGGAGACGGCGGAAGAGATATGGGGAAAACTTCCCAAGGTCAAGAAGCAGCCGCGTGAGGACGATCCCCGCCAGGTATTGTTCGCCGATGACCTGCGCGAGCTTTCGGGAATGATAGACAATGTGGTAATCAGACAGGAAATCAGCAACGGAGGAGCCGGCTTATGATCAGGTCATTGTCGTTTGACAACATATTGAACAAAAAATACGAATACATCCCCTTTTCCAAGGATTTCATGGATGCCTTTGGAAAGAGGCAGAAGTCCGGGGCGTGGATCGTATACGGCAAGTCCGGACAGGGAAAGACCTCCTTCACCTTCCAGTTGGCCAGGGAATTTGACCGTATCGGCTACAAGGTGCTGTTCATTTCCCTTGAGATGGGTGTCGAGTCCGATTTCAGGGACTCCCTGCTCGGATTCATGAATTCGTCAAGGAGCGGGATGCTGTTCTGGGACGAGGTCCCCACTTTTGATGAGTTTGACGAATTTCTCGGGAAACAGAGATCCCCGGACGTGGTCATCATCGACTCCCTGCAGAGTCTTGAAGGCGAGATGGACGTCACCGCCAAACAGCTGGTCGAGCTCAGGAAGAAATACAGGAAGAAGATATTCGTATACATCTCCCATGTGGAGGGGAAGGAGGTGCAAGGCACGGTGGCCTACAGAGTCAAGAGGGACTGCTTCTCCCGCATAGAGGTGAACGGGTTCTGCGCCCGGTACATGAGCCGTGGTGTTCCCGGTCCGAAAGGATTCTATGTGGTCTGGAAGGAGGGCTATGAGAGATGCTGGCTCAGGAACAGTGACGAACCATTTAACAGCAATAGCAATGAACAAGACAATTGAATTACCCGCGACAAATGCCCAGAAGCGGTGCATACACCGCCTCAGACGGCAATTCGGGCTGGACGAGGATGAATACAGGCATCTTGTCCGGCAGTTCAGCGGCGGACGGACAACGACGTCCGCGGAGTTGTGCAAAAGCGAGGCCGCAAGGCTGATCGGGACGCTGCTCGATCCCGACGGGAGAAAGGACCCGGAAAGACGGGAGAAACTGGCACTGGTCAAGGCCATTTACGCCGTGTCAATGGACATCGGTTTTCTCAACAGGAGCTACCGCAGCGACAATCCCGTGGAGGTTGAGATGAACAAGGCGAAGATCACCTCCTTCCTGAAGAGCCACGGAGGATGCAGGAAGCCGGTGTCAAGCCAGAACCTGGAGGAACTGAAGGCCACACTGAAACAGCTGAAGGCCATAAGACGGAAGGAGGAGGTATGAGAATAAAGCACCTTGTGTATGTGATATCCGCCCTCTCGGCTTTCACGGGCATGATAGTTAATGATGACTTCTGGGCGAAAACATGGTCACTGAACGCCATGTTATGGATTCTGGTAGCATGGATAAACGATAATAACAATAACAATGATGACAATGGAAAAGACGAAATTCGAAAAGGAATGTGCTGACATGTGTGCCGATTGCCACGCCAAAGGGCTGGACATCTGCCGGGAGGATGCGGACACCGTGCAGCCGATGTTCGCCCGGTGCGGGTTGTGCGGGAAGGTGTTCTGTGAATACAACAACCACATGACCGTGAACCATCTCTGCTGGGAATGCCAGACAGCCATAGAACAGAACGTTGACTGCAACGAGGAGATAATCGACCCTGATTTATTCAGGAATTTATTCACTAATAAATAAGAACAGATATGGATATCAAGAATTTATCTGAAAAGGAACGTGAGGCCCTGCTAAGCAAGCTGCAGGCCGAAAAGAAAAGAAAGGACGGGGACCGAAAGAAGAACTACCAGAAGCTGCGTGCCAGATTCCTCGCCTCTGTGGAGAGGAAGCTCCGCAAGTATATCAAGGACGGCCAGGAGTTCAAGGAATGGCTCCGTAAGGAGGCCACCGCCTACTATGACCAGCTGAAGGAGTACGGCGGCCTGAAACGTGACGGGCAGCTCGGGTTCGAGGTGAAGAACGACACCTTCAAGGTCTCCGTCAAGGGGAACCGGGTCAAGGGCTTCGACGAGAGGGCAGACGTGGCGGAGAAGCGCCTTGTGGACTACCTGAACGCATGGATCGGCAAGAAGGGCGATGACGGGCGCAACCCCATGTACAAGCTGGCCATGTCGCTGCTCCAGCGCAACGAGGCCGGGGATCTTGACTACAAGTCCATCTCCCGCCTGTACGAGCTCGAGGATGACTTCAACGACCCCGAATATTCGGAAATCATGCAGCTCTTCCGTGAGAGCAACGTGGTGGAAGGCACGGTGATCCGCTTCTACTTCGAGGAGAAGGACGGAAACAATCAATGGAAAAGAATAGAACCCTCATTTAACAAGATGTAAGTTATGATGCACAATTGGTTTGAATGTTCCATCCGCTACGAGAAGGTGGCGGAGAACGGCATGAACAGGAAAGTAACGGAAGCCTATCTGGTCGACGCGCTGAGCTTCACGGAAGCGGAAGCCCGTATTATTGAAGAAATGAACCCGTATATCAACGGTGAATTTACCGTCTCGGGCGTCAAACGCGCCGGTTACAGCGAACTGTTCCCATCTGAGGAAGATGCGGCCGACCGCTGGTTCAAGTGTAAGCTGTTCTTTATCACGCTGGACGAAAAAAGCAGAGCGGAGAAAAAGACCCCCACTACCGTACTGGTACAGGCTTCCGACCTTCGCGATGCCGTAAAGAAGCTGGACGAGGGGATGAAGGGCACGCTGGCGGACTATGTCATCGGCTCGGTGGCCGAGACCGCCATTATGGATGTCTATCCCTACACTGCTGATGTGAAACCTGAATTTCCCGGTGATGATAAGAAGGAAGTTTGACCATCCCCATGTAGTCCTGTGCAGCACATGCTGCGGCCGGGGCTTTCTTGAGAACCTGGACGAGCTGGCGGACACCGTACATACCGTTGCCTGTCCCGCCTGCAAGGGGAGCGGACGTGTGGTCGTATCCTCCGTTACCCTTACCACCGTGGAGCCTTATGATCCCGAATCCCCAAATCTCGCGATGTATGGAAAAGGACGGAATGAATGAGTACCTGCTGCTCTCCGTGGAAAAATTGGAGAGTCTCAAATCCGCGATGGAGGATATACTGGATGAATCAAGACTCCGGTGCCGGGAGGGCTGGCATAAGCGTGACAGGGCGTTCCGTCCGCAGAGTTTCAGGAAAAGAACCATCTGGCACCGCATAAGGAGCCGGTGCTTTTAAAACAGATTTAAGAACCTTTTAAACGACAATCTTATGAACCTGAGAAAAGACAACAAGAAAAAGAAACCGATGCAGCTTATGCTGGACGAGATCTCCGGAATGATGGGCGTCTCGCAGGAGATGATCCTGTCCCGGATGATATCCCGGAAC